CTATTCTTCGACTTTTTCCCTTCCCTATATATATACGCGCGCGTATTGATTAATCTTATATGATTATGTCTATGAGACTATTAAGTCAGGGTGGTGGTTTCAGGGGGTGGCGGTTTTGGCTTGCGCCACACCACCCTATGACCACCCTTCCTTTCAGTGACGGTCGCGGGAGAAAAAAGAAAAAAGGAGAAATGAAAAAATGGCAGATTCAAAAAAATACAATAACAAATATTGGGAGACGGAAGAAGGAGAAACGATTGAATTCGGAAACTCCTTTATGCGATGTTTTGATAAAGCAGGTAAACTTCAATACGGAAAAATAATTCGAAGTAAAAGCACAGGAGAAAAAACATACGTCGTTAAATTCGTGATGGATCGAAAAGAATTGTTCGCTAGCGAAGAAGGTGCCGATTATCTGCAAGGCACTTTGGAGGAGTGGAAGGAGGTTTTCGAAAGTGAAGAGAATGACAATTGATTTTTTTATGCCGATGAAGCCACCTTCCACGACTCATCAACAGAAAAAGGTGATGGTGAGAAACGGTAAGCCAGTATTTTACGAACCTGAAGATTTACAGGCTGCTAGAGCAAAACTGATGGCACACCTTGGAAAACATGTACCGAAAGACAAATATACAACGGCTATCAGACTTACAACGTGGTGGATGTTTCCTGCAACTGGTAAACATAAAAATGCTGAATATAAAACAACGAAACCAGATACAGATAACATGATCAAGCTTCTAAAGGATTGCATGACAGACTCTCATTTTTGGACAGATGACGCTTTAGTGGCGAGTGAGGTCACGGAAAAGTATTGGGCAGATGTGCCAGGGATCTACGTCAAGATCGAGGCGATCTAATGGATTATCGAAAATTTTACGCAGAAATTGCTGATTGGATATCTCAAGTAAACCAAAAGGCTGTTGCGCACGGGATGCAAAGTCCAGAATTTTGGGATTGGGTAACGTCGTCTGCTGATGCTTTTAACAAAAGGTATAACAATCCTCTTGTGTATAAGCAGATGATCATGCTTTGCGATTGGTTACATGACATTTACGAGAGTGGCCGAAAAAATGAATGAATGGGATCGGCAGATAAAAGAGTTAAAGCGGAAGCAGGAGCTAAAACAAAAACCTGAAAAAGAAATTAATTTAGGTAGGTGCTCCTGTGGGTGCGGGAGGTTTAGATTAAAAATAGTGAGCGGTCAGTTAATGCGCACTTGCTATAAATGCGAGGATAAGAAAGAGGTGTAGTTCGTGAAATTATCAGAAAAGGAACTTCAAGTGATTGCAGGAGTCGTAGCAGATCGGTACAAAGAACATACCAGTGTAAAAGAAGATGATAAACACGACATCAGGCTTAGGAACATCAAGCTATTACTTAAAAATTATCGGAGCCTGGTCTTGCATTGCGATAACATCGAAAAAGAATTAATTAAGTTTGAAGATACGTCGATACAGGATCTCGACTTAGAGACAATCAACCTCGAATCGGTGGAGTCGATCAAGAAAAGTAAGAAGCAATCCTTTGCTATGATGCTGTTTATCAAAAGCAAAACAGAAGCCTACAAACGGTCTTGTAGCACAGACGAGTTAAAATATTTTAGAGTGATGGAGATGAGATACTTGACGCCAAAGAAGTACACGATCCAAGAGATAGCGTACAAAGAAAATATCGATAGAACAACAGCGGGAAGGTATTTAGAAAAAGCTATCGAAGAGTTACCTGTAATATTCTTTGGTGCTGCTGCCATTAAGTTTGAAAAATAACCTGCACAAAATCCGCACACATTTGCAACATTTAAAATGTTAAGATGATATTGTGGAAATAAAACACAGACTTCGAAGCGCGTCGTATCAGTGCGTTGTAGCTAGGAGCGAAAAAGGCACTCACTACGGATCGTGTGGGTGCCTCATTTCTAAAATCCTGTGCCCCCTAATTGTTTATATATGGTAAACTATGAAAAAAGGGAAAAGGACTGATTCAAATGGCAGAAGAAACAATACTAGAATTTGAAAATCATCTTTTTGGCATCAAGGGTAAAAAAGAAGGTTTCTTGAAGATCCCGAAAGAATTTTATACGTTAACCAATGAACGTTTGAAAATTTCAAAGCAAGGCATGATGACGGAAACGAAAAGTGATATTGAGCTTTTTAAGATTAAAGACATTTCCGTGCAGCAGAAAATGAAAGACAAAGTCATGGACATTGGTGATATCGTGATTATCAGTTCCGATGCCAGTGATCCGCAGCTTACGTTGAAAAAGATTAAAGGACCACACGACATCCGTGAGAAAATCAGAAGCGCAGCGAAGGAAGCAAGAGAGACCGCTGGCGTAGCATATAGGCAAGACGTATAAGCATCCTAACGGGTGCTTTTTTATATCCGACAGGAGGCGAATCCAATGAGCAATTTAGTAAGATGTGAAGCTTGCGATGAAACGTTTAAGATCAAACAGATTAAAAAACAGAATGTAGGAATGGACAAAGGAGAACGAGTTGTCTTCCAATATTTCGAGTGTCCGCACTGCAAGAAAAAGTACAGGTCTCACGTAGAGAGCCCGAAGATCCGTAGGCTGATTAAGAAAGTCTCAGCCTTACAACAGAACATAAGCCTGGTAGCCAAAAGCAAGTTGGACCATGACGAGAAAGTGAAGCAGATGCAGGAGAACAAGGACAAAATTAAACAATTACAAGAAGAAGCGAGAGAGGTCCAGGAGGATTTAAAAGCTCGATTCACTCTTAAGTAGGCACCTTAACGGGTGCCTTTTTTCTATGTTTAAAAAAGGAGGTGGAGGAAATAGCCAAGGGGAAATTCCAATATTGGTTAACAAAAGAGGGCTTGGTAAAGTTAGAAGGTTGGGCCCGTGATGGATTAACAGACGACCAGATAGCAACAAACTTAGGAATCAGACGTCAAAAGTTATATGACTGGAAGAAGAAGTACCCGGACATTTCTGACACCTTAAAAAGAGGCAAGGGAGTTGTTGACCGGCAAGTAGAAAATGCGCTATTAAAAAGGGCGCTTGGTTATAATTTTGAGGAAGTCACTCATGAACGTATGTTTCAAAAGAATCCAGATACAGGTGAGCCTGAAGTTGTCATGTTGCCTGTTAAAATTGTCACCAAGGAAGTTCATCCAGATACTACAGCGCAGATATTTTGGCTTAAAAATAGAAAACCTGCTGAATGGCGAGACAAGAAAGAAACAGAGCTTTCAGGTGGCTTGAATATCGATAACCCTTATGAGGGTCTAACGGTTGAAGAGCTTCGAAAGTTAGCAAGAAGTGAGAAGCATGAATAAGGTGCAATTAGGGGCTAAGATCAATTTAGCTAAAATAGATTTTTTCGAGTATTGCAATCTTAAAGCTCCAGACTTTTATAAATATGATCGTAAATATTTGATTGAAGTTGCTGACGATCTTCAGGCGTTTGCTGATTCTAAAGATGACGTGCTGATATTCAACATGCCACCAAGACACGGGAAATCTAGAACAGCAGGAACATTTGTTGAATGGTTGTTAGGGCGTAACCCACAACTAAAGGTCATGACGGGTTCTTACAACGAGACGTTATCAACAACCTTTTCTAAATCAGTTCGCAATAGCATCATGGAAGTCAAAGCAGACGAGAATAAAGCTGTTTACAGTGACATCTTTCCAGGCGTAACGATCAAGCAAGGCGATGGAGCGATGAACCTCTGGAGCTTAAAAGGCAGTTATATGAACTACCTCGCCACGTCGCCAACAGGAACGGCAACAGGTTTTGGAGCTGATTACATCTTGATTGATGACTTGATCAAAAGCTCTTTAGAAGCAAACAACGCAAATGTGCTGCAAGGGCATTGGGATTGGTTCACGAACACCATGCTCTCCCGCTTGGAGTCAGGTGGAAAGATGATCCTGATCATGACCAGATGGCACTCACAAGATTTAGCTGGGAAAGCCTTAGAAGAGTTACCGAAATTAGGGTACAACGTGAAGCACGTGAACATGAAAGCTTTACAGGATGACGGCACAATGCTTTGCGATGATTTACTTGACCGTGCGGAATATGACCGCAAAACAAAAGCAATGGGAGCTGACACGGCAGCCGCTAACTATCAGCAAGAGCCAATTGATATAAAAGGTAAGCTATATCAACGCTTCAAAGAATACCAACCAGGTACCCAACCAGTGTTCAAACGAATTGGGTCCTATACAGATACTGCAGATCAAGGCGCCGATTACTTGGCGTCTTTTATTTATGGAGAAACCTTCGACAACGAGGCTTATATATTGGACATCATTTACACCAAAGAGGGCATGGAGATAACAGAGCCGCTCCTGGCTAGGAAACTAGTGGAGCAAAACGCGAACCTCGTTTGGATTGAATCAAACAACGGTGGTCGAGGATACGCAAGAAGTGTGGAAAGGATCATCAAAGAAAAATACAACACCAATAGAATCAAGGTCAACTGGTTCCATCAAAACAAGAATAAACAGGCAAGGATCTTATCAGGATCAACTTGGGTTATGGATCATGTGTATTTTCCCCAAGGATGGAGAAATAAGTGGCCAGAAGCATACGACGCCTTAACCAAGTACCAACGAGAAGGAAAGAACGCCCACGACGATGCACCAGATGCTATTACAGGCATCGGTGAGAAGATGGGCAAAGCCATACAAGTCAAAACGTTCAAAGGAGGGTTATAAATGGTTTTTACATTTTCAAGAGACGAAGACATCACGGCAGAAGTCGTAGAAGATTTTATAGATTTACACAAAGCCAGCCTACCACGCTATACTCGATTGAAAAATTTATACGAAAGCCAGGCACCGATCTTAGACATGGAGGATAAGCCAGATTATAAGCCAGATAATCGCCTAGTCGTTAACTATGCTAAATACATCACGGATACGTTTAACGGGTATTTTGCCGGTATTCCTGTGAAGGTGACCCACGATGAAGAAGGTGTTAACGAGAAGGTGAATGACTTTCTTCGTCGTAACGATGCAGATGATAGTGTAGCTGAGCTTAGCAAGATATGTTCGATCTACGGTCACGGGTTTGAATTCCTTTACCAGGACGAAGACTCAAATACCTGTATGATCTACAATACACCGCTAGATATGCTTATTGTTTACGATGACACGATTGCTCAGAAGCCGTTATTTGCTGTTAGGTACAAAGAGAATGACGAAGGGCAACTAAGCGGCCAAGTCTTCACAGAAGAAAAGGAAATAGCCATTCCTGAAGCTGACGAGATCAAGCTAGGCGATGAGACGTCCCATTACTACGAAGGTGTGCCAGTTATTGAATACCTTGAAAACGAGGAACGGCAAAGTGTATTTGAATCAGTGGAAAGCTTGATTAATGCCTATGACAAGGCGTTATCAGAGAAAGCCAATGACGTAGACTACTTTGCTGATGCCTATATGAAGTTGTTGGGAATGGAATTAGACCAGGAAACACTAGAAAAGATTCGAGATAATAGGATCATCAACCTTTACGGTGCCGACGATGTGGAGAAACTTATCGTTGAATTCATGGAGAAACCGAATGGCGACGACAGCCAGGAGCACCTACTAGATCGATTAGAGGACAAAATCCATCAGATCAGCATGACAGCAAACATCAATGATGAAAGCTTTGGCGATGCTTCAGGTACCTCACTAGAATTTAAGCTACAGCCTATGAAATACCTTGCTGCCATGAAAGAGAGAAAGTTTAAGAGTGGGATGAATCGACGTTTTAAAATGGTCTTTAATCTAC